TCTGCTATGGCACACCTGACCAGTTCAATCGTCTTCTAGATCTTGACCATAACGGGATGCCTGGTTGGATTCTTATGCGCAAAGAAGTCGCAACACAAATCCCGTTCAGACCTGTGTGGTTTGATGATTGGATCTTCTGGATTGACTTCTGTGCTAAAGGATTGTCTGTCGTGTTTGATTTGCGTTGTGTGTGGACTTGGCGTGTGCATGAAGATTCGTTCAGTCACAGTTCAGCGGGTGTGCCACCTGAGGCGATTGAGCAGACAAGGTTGTTGAGGGACATGCACAAGACTGGTAGTGTGCGTTATCGAGCCGAATGGCCACCTGTGTTTGAAGTAAGATAAGGAAACTATGGCAATCACGAACGGCTACGCCACACGCAACCAAATCAAGGCTGCTCTTCGTATCGGCACTGCGGACAATCAAGACGATGAACTTCTAGACAATTGTGCCGGAGCAGCCAGTCGACTGATTGATGGTTATGCGAACCGACAGTTCTGGCAGTACGGCTCGGCAACGACACGAGTGTTCACCGCAGCCGATTCATTCGTGTGCGAGATTGATGACATCGCTGGAACTGCGATCACACTCAGAACACAAACGAATGCGGACGGCAACTTTGATGTCACTTGGAGTCCGAGCGATTGGCAACTAGAACCAGTGAACGGAATCTTGGACGGGCTGACAGTTCCTTACACGCGCATCCGTGCAGTCGGCGACTATCTGTTCCCGACATTGAACGCGAACTTCGGCTCGGAAGCATTGGTGCAACTGACCGCTGTTTACGGTTGGCCGTCTGTACCTGAGCCGATCACACAAGCTGTGATTATTCAGGCGTCAAGAATTTTCAAGCGTTACGATTCACCGCTCGGCGTTGCCGGCTTCGGAGACTTGGGTGCGATACGAGTGACACGCGCACTCGACCCAGATGTCGCACAACTTGTCGAGCCATATCGCCGAATGCGAATGTTCGCATGACCGCAACAGTCACCGAACTCAAAACAGGACTACAAACCCGTCTTGCAACAATCCCGAACCTTCGCGCATTCGCACAACAACCCGACCAGGTAAACCCTTCACTCGGTGGTATCGCATGGCCGACCTTAGAGTCGATCACTTATCACGGTGCGATGCGGGCAGGTCTGGTCACACATGTGTTCACGGTCAGTGTGATCGTCGGTCGTGCAGCCGAACGCACAGCACAAAACCTGATGGACACTTATTTGTCTTATGACAGCGGGATTCGTGCGGCGATTGAAGCCGACACATCACTTGGCGGATATGCTCGAACCTTGATCGTTGAAGAAGCATCTAACATCTCAACAGTTGACGCGAACGATACAACCTATTTGACGGTTGACTTTCGTGTCATCGTGTATGCTTAGATCATGGCAAAGTATCAGGTAGTCGAAGGCTTTACCGTTCTAGGTAAACAATATCCAGCCACTATTGATGGCAGCGAGATTGACCATCTAGACTCTCTAGTGCAATCGGGTCGCATTGTCTTGGTCGCAGAAAAATCAACCTCAAAAGCCGACACGGCAGGAGATAAATCATCATGGCAAAGTTAGTTCTCACAAACGCGAATGTTTCACTCAACAGCACAGACATCACTTCAAGTGTTGCGGCAGTAACTCTGTCAACTTCGGCTGCCGAAGTACCAACAACGAACTTCGGTTCAGGTGGCGCAGTAACTCGCGTCTCAGGTCTGATTGACAACTCGGTGACACTCTCGTTGCACAACGACTACAACGCCATTGATGGACTCATCTTGCCATTGATTGGCTCGACCGCTGTCACGATGATTGTGAAACCAGCAGGCACAGCCGCAGCAGGATCAGCAACACCTCACTACACCTTCTCTGTACTTTGCACAGAGTTCAGCCCAGTCAACGGTGCTGTCGGTGAATTGAACACAGCCGATGTCACTTGGCCAATCAGTGGAACGATCACCAAAACAGTTGCATAGTTCTTAACAAAACAAACAGGAGGAAAGAATGAAAATCAACCTAGAAGTAACAACCTTTGATGGAGTCACCGAAAAAGTGACTGCACAATTTGCAGATTTCATCTCATTTGAAAATGAGAAAAATCGTTCTGTTGCCAACTTCCAAACAGAACTACGCCTCACCGATCTTGCATGGTTGGCTTGGCATGCTGAGAAGCGCACCAAGAAGACCGCGTTGAAGTTTGAGGAATGGATTGAAACTGTTGAGACTGTGGAGGTTGGAACCGATTCTGCGGTGATCGTCCCTTTGGAGAATCCTCAGCCCACTGGCTGATCGCATACTTATCCGTAGAGACGGGCATCGCGCCCTCTTTACTATTGCAAGAATCACCTAGGATGCTTTATACGATGCTCGGCTACATGCGCTGGAAGAGCATCAAAATGAACCCACCAAGAAAGATCAACTGATGGCCAAACAGTATTATTCGGCGTTCTCAAACCTGCCAGGCGGTACAGGTGCGACAATCGGCAGTGCCGGTAAAGCAGCAGTTCTTGCCAATACAGTTGAAATCAAAGACCTGTACGAAACTCTGCGCAAGTTTGATAGAGCCAGTTTTGAGTTCAGCAAAGAACTACGCAAGGTCGCCTACACGATCGCCAAAGATCTATCCACCCAAGTCAGAGTCACCGCAGGTACGGTCAGTCGAGCAAGCCAAGCGATACAGGTTGCGAAAGGTTTACGGGCTTCGAATGATCGTCTTCCGACAATCAAGTTGCGTGGCAACGAATCTTTTGTGTCAAAGTCTCGTCCGAATAGTAAACGCAAAAGGAAGGTGACTCGAAACGATGTGTTCTACGGTGCGGAGTTCGGTGGTGGATTGACACCCAAGACCAAGCAGTTCCTTCGCCATCGCGGTCAGTCTGGGTACTTCTTCTGGCCTACTGTCCGCAAACGCAAAGATTTTATTGCCAAAGAATACCTAGACGGCATAGATAAGGTCGTAAAACAACTAGGTCTTTGATACTTGCATTCGGCTCAGGATTCGCTATCCTGAACCTAGGAGGTTCTGCACAATGTTTGAAGTCGTCGGTTTCCCATCGGTCAAGTCTGTCTATCCGAAGACCATCGCAACATCTTGGATGGAGTTCGCAGCGATGCTCGGCAACCATCAAGAACATGAACAGAAGTCTGACGGCAAGTTATATTCGCCAGTCACATACCGTGAACACACGACTCGTGGCAACCGCAATGTTGAACATGTTTGGGCATTAGTCGCCGACCTTGACGGTGAAGCATTCGAGCAGGCCGATCTTGGATCGTATATACATTTCGCGTACACAACCTGGTCACATCGCGAAGACAATCCTCACTGGCATGTTGTTGTCCCGTTCGAGCAGGCTGTGCCAGTACAGAACTGGGAAGAAGTCTGGTATGAGACACATGAGCGTCTTCGTCTCAAAGGCGACCCAGCAACCAAAGATCCTGCCCGTATCTTCTACCTGCCACAGCACGAAACTGGTCAGCAGTTTCGCACACATCATTCAGGTTGGCGATTCCTTGACCCGACGATCACCGACATCGCAGCACCGACACGCACATTCTCTACACCGAACATTCGCTCTACTCGTCAACCGCGTCGCGGTAATCCGATGCGATGTGTTCTTGACCCGAAGTGGTGGAGCGCACCTATCGACATGTCACAATATGACGGCATGACACAGTCAGAGATTCATAAAGACATGCAACGCGAGTGGGCTGAACTGCGTAAACGGATGTCTGCTAACTGAGTAGAATTGCGTTTACTATGGCAGGTGAACGCACATTCTTAGTTAGGCTTATCGGCAACGCTGATGGTGCTGTTGCCGCGTTCAAAAAACTTGCCAACGAAGGCGAAAAAACAATCAATGAACTTCAAACTGTTGGCAACGCTATTGGAGGCGCATTTGATGTAGTGCAAAGAGTGGCTTTGGTTGCCGCTGGTGCGATCACAGCGGTTGCTGGTGCAGCCACTGCCGCAGCTCTTGCCGCAGCCGAAGATGAACAATCACAACGCAAACTTGCATCCCAGTTACAAAGAACAACAGGCGCATCAAATGACCAAATCAAAGCCGTCGAACGATTCATTACCTCAGCGATGTTGGCGACGGGTGTGGCTGACACAGATCTTCGAAACGGGTTTGCGAACCTAACACGGGCAACAGGTGACGCAACCCAATCACAGCGTCTGCTAACGCTGAGTTTAGATATTTCAGCAGCAACCGGCAAAGACCTTGAAGCGGTGACTATAGCGGTCGGCAAAGCCGCATCTGGTCAAGTAACTGCGTTGGCCAAATTAGGCATTCCAATCGACGAGAACACAAAGAAAACAAAGAACTTCGGTTCCGCACTATCAATGTTGGAAACACAATTCGGCGGCGCAGCAGCAGAGTCCGCTAACACATTCTCCGGCAGGCTCAAAGTATTGCAAGTCTCACTTGGTGAAGTCGTTGAATCCATCGGCTTCGCACTTTTGCCGTACTTTGAAAAGTTCGTCAAGTTTATTCAAGACAACATTCTTCCTGCGTTAATTGTCTTCTCGGAAAACATTGGTGAGAAGGGAATAGTGAAATCAGCCGCAATGGCATTGAACGCAATGGGCGATCTTGGCGTCAGCTTTATTGACACTTTAGAAAGCATGAGCATTGCGGTCTTGACTTTCTTAAAAGAGTTCGTTGATCTAGGTCGAACCATCGCATTGACTGTCGGTTTCACGGCGGCATTGACTGGCAATGCGGTGGTTGCTTTGAAAGCAACTGCAGCGTCTTTGATGTTCAAAGCTGCGCAAGAAAAACTTAACGGCGCACTACAAGCAACACCAGGCATGTTTGACAAGATTAGAAACTCAATGGCTCAAGCGGCAGCCGTTCAAGCAAAGGCATTGCCGAACATCATCGGAACAGCCGACGCATTGGAACGAGCGATTGTCAAAGGTCAGAAAGACACCGTTCCAGCTTTTGCCGGAGCTGGTGCAGCAGTTAAGACAGCCAAAGAAAAACTTGAAGATTATAGAAAAGCGGTTGAGAAAGTAAGTAGCGAAGTCAAGTCATATACGACTGCGACGAAGGCGATTACCGCTGCAAAGAAACAATTAAGTGATCGTACAAAAGATCTTGGTGACCGCGAAGAAGAAGTTGGTGAAAGAATTTTTGATCTTGCTAAACGACAAGGTGATGTGGTTAAACGCCAACTTGACATCGTTAAACGAAAAGGTGAAATTGAAAAACGAAATAATGACATCATCAAAAAAGAAGGTGAGCTAGTTAAACGCAATATCGAGTTAGGAGAACGCCAACTCAATGTTAGTAAGCGTCGTACGGAATTGGCGGAACGAAATATTGATCTTGCTAAAGCCCAAGAAAAGTTCAATGAAGCTGTTGCCGGATATGGTAAAGATTCGGAACAAGCAAAGGAAGCACAATTTGAATTGGCTGAAGCTCAACGAAATGTTGAGCAAAGTGGGTATCGGGTTGAGAAAGCAATTTTTGCAATCAAAGACGCAGAAGAAGAACTTAAAAGTGTGCGGATTGATTCTGAGTCAACTGCGGAAGATATACGCAAAGCCGAAATTGATTTGGCTGAAGCCAAACTTGCTTTGGCGGATGCACAAGCCGATCAACTAGAACTAAGTAAAGAACAAATCAAATCGCAATCCAAACTTAATCAAGCTATCTCTGGTGCAATTAAGGGCTCTGAAGTTTATGATGATCTTCTTAAAGATTTAGAGGAAGCACAAGACGCACAAATCAGGGCAACAGAAGCCTTGACACAAGCATCAGATGATCTTGTTGATGCTCAAGACGCTGTTGTAGATGCTGCGCAAGATATTGTTAATGCTCGCGAAGCATCAGAAGATGCTGCAAGAGATTTGCTTGATGCCGAAGAAAATCTTAAAGATGCTATCAAAGCTGTCGCTGATGCACAGGATGACATTGTTGATGCGAAACAGGCTGTCATTGATGCACAAGATGCCATCAGAGAGGCATCAGATAAGGTCGCTGAAAGCATTCAGGAACAAGCCGATGCTTACAAAGATCTTGAAGATTCAATTAAGAAAGCGAAGAAGGCTGCGGAAGATGCAGGCAAACAATTTGTTCCACCAAACTTGTCCGCAGTCCAAGGAACAACGCTTTCAACATTCGGTCAAGTAGACCCATCCGTCGTCCCGCTTTTGCCATCTTTGCCGATGGTGCCGACACCTTCCATGATTCCTCCAGGTCAACCTGGTGTGAATAGTGGACCGACGATTGTGGTGAACACGGGTGTTGGGACGAACGGGATTGAGGCTGGTCGGCAGATTGTGCAACTGTTGCAGCAGTACACGGCGGTTGATGCGTTCGCAATCGACAAACTTGGCTTCGCGCCGAGAAGGTAATCATGCCTAAGACTTTGAAGTGGGGTCAAGAGTATTCGGTTCTGTTGGATGTCGGTGCGATCGCTGACGCATTTATTCTTGACACATCAACATTGAACGGCACAGATGTGTTGGATGGTTCAACCGATTTTGTAGATGCAACCGAATATGTGTTGTCGGTTGCGATTCAGCGTGGTCGCAGTAACCAACTGGATCAGTTCTCACCTGGCACTTGTCGAGTGTTGGCTGACGACCGTGCATCAGGCCGACTGTTCGACCCAGCGAACACCGCATCAACCTATTACCAAGGCAACTTCGATCTGGCGCCGAGACGCGCAATTAAGATTCTTGCCGGTACAGCCGAACTGTTCGTCGGTGCGATCACCGACCTTGACATCACCTACGAGATGCCGAACCTGTCGTTCGCATCCATCGTGTCGGCAGACGGATTGTATGAACTGTCACGCACCGCAATCACCGCCTTCGAACCTTCTTCACAACTCACCTCGGCTCGTGTGTCAGCGATCCTGAACCGACCAGAGGTGAACTTCTCAACAGCGTTACGAGACATCTCGACAGGTGTCGCGACCTGTGGCACGGTCGCCTACACGGACAACACGAACACCTTGGGTGCGTTGCAAGCGGTCGCCATCGCCGAGGACGGAAGGCTCTTCGCAAACCGTCGCAACCAGATCCAGTTTGATCCGAGAATCTCGTTCACCTTCTCAACCGCCATCGCATCGTTCGGTGGTACGGCATCAAACGAGATTCCTATCTTGGCGATCGGTGTCGCATACGGTCAAGAAACATTGTTCAACCGTGTACAGATAGATGTCGATGGTGGCACAGCAGGATCAATCGCGTCTGACACAGCGAGCCAAACACAGTACGGTGTGCAAACCTTGTCATTCTCACAAGTGCCGTTGGTGGATGAGGCGGCAGGTACAGCGTTGGCGACGAACCTTCTCAACAAATACAAGGAACCGAAGATTCGGTTTGATGAGATTTCAACCAGTTTGAATGCTTGTGGTTCGGCGTTGTGGCCGACCGTGCTGACACTCGATGTCGGCGATGTCATCTCAGTAACCAAGAACTACACCACAGGTCTGCCACTATCGCGCACAGAATCAGTGTTCATTGAATCCGTGACCCACGACATCACACCGTCCGATCATCGGATAAGATTCGGTTTAGGTCAAGCGCAACTCTTGACCGCATTTATACTTGACACAAGCCAACTTGACGATGTTGATGTTGGACTAGGATAGGAGCAATATGGCAACGAGACCGAGTTTCACTAGCGGTGAAGTATTCACAGCCGCGAACGCCAACATTCTGGCAACATCAATAGTCGCACTGAACACCCAGTCCGGCACCGCATACACCGCAGCACTCACCGATGTCGGCAAGTTGATTAACTTCACATCAAACAGCGCGATCGTGTTCACGATCCCAGCCAACGCAACTGTCGCGTTCGCGGTCGGCGACCAAATCAACATCTATCAGGCTGGCTCAGCACAAGCAACAATCACACCTGCTGCGACCGTGACGGTTCGTTCGAGTGGTGCGAAGTTGAAGACGAAAGATCAATTCTCCGTTGCGACCTGTGTCAAGATCGACACAAACGAATGGATCGCACTCGGCAACCTGGCTTCGTAAGTTATGCAAATACTTGCAGGCGTTGGCGCGGCAACAGAATTAGTTGTGAACTACCTTGTTGTCGCTGGTGGTGGTGGCGGTGGTGGCGGTGATGGTTGCGGTGGTGGTGCTGGTGGTCTTAGAAGCACAGTTGATGCAACTGGTCGTGGTGGCGCACTTGAAACAGCGTTATCACCTGCGTTAAACACAAATGTAACTGTGACTGTCGGCGGTGGTGGCACAGGAAATGTAAGTCCAACTACAGGCACAAATGGTAGTGATTCTGTTTTTAGCACAATCACTTCTATAGGTGGTGGTGGTGGTAAAGACGGTGCGGGTGCTACAGGTAATGCAGGTGGTTCAGGTGGTGGCGGTTCGGTAAATCTTGCAACACCTGGCGGTGCTGGCACATCTGGACAAGGATTTGATGGCGGTCGCAATACACAAGAAACTGGTGCTGGTGGTGGTGGTGCTGGTGCGAACGGCGGTAACGGTTCAGCAACTGGACCAGGTGGTAATGGTGGTGTTGGTGTAAGTGTTTCAATATCGGGCAGCGGAACTTTTTATGCAGGCGGTGGTGGCGGTTCAGGCGATTATCGTGCTTCACCTGGCACACCTGGCGCTGGTGGTAACGGCGGTGGTGGCGGTGGCGGTGCAGCAACAAATCCTGGCACAGCAGGCACAGCAGGCACAACCAATCGTGGTGGTGGTGGCGGTGGTGGTTCGTTTGGTTCTGGTGGCGGTTCAGCCTCTGGCGGCAACGGCGGTAGCGGTGTAGTTATCTTGTCGTATCCTGCCGATTTTACTATCAGCAATCCTGGTGGCGGTCTCACATTGTCAACTGCAACTGTTGGTGGCAATAAAGTAACTACGATTACGGCTGGCACAGGCAATGTGTCGTGGGCGGCGTAATGGCACACTACGCATTTATAGACGCAAACAATGTAGTCACCGAAGTCATTGTCGGCATTGACGAAACAGAATTAATCGAGGGCATAGAACCTGAGACTTGGTACGGCAATTTTCGTGGCCAACAATGCGTACGCACAAGTTACAACGGCAACATACGCAAACAATACGCAGGAATCGGTTACACCTACGATCATGTGCGCGACCAATTTGTCGCACCACAACCATACGAGTCATGGACACTTGACGAAAATAACGATTGGCAACCACCAACACCGATGCCTTCGAGTGGTGGACCGTATAGGTGGAGTGAAGAAGATCTTGAGTGGGTCGCCATCTAACCAGGTGGCTGATTCCGCTACCTGCGATCCTGTTCGCGATCTGGCCGACATCGGTTC